CAGCAAACAAATTGTGGGTCGGTCAGCGAGTCTTGCCAGGACTTTGTAACTCCTGGCTTTAGGAACAAAATACGGAACGGTGAAATTGTTAATAGCCCCTGTACGATCTCTAAAGAAGGTCACACTGCGGGTGGTGGATCGCTGAACATTTCCAATGTTTCTAGCGGTGGTTCCAACACCTACACAGTGACCGGTGGCGGCTCTCTTACGAGAGGGTGGCTACAGCGGAAAGGTTTTCCTACTTACGAGTCTGCAACGATTGCGACTCCTCCGCTGGTTAGAATGGCAAAAAGCGAGGCCCTTGCCAATGTAGATCGTGCGCCAAATTCTCTGGTTGAGGACGTCCTGCAAGTGCGTCAAACGTTGCGCTTGCTTGGCGATCCTGTAAACACCTTCCGGAAAATCTCCCTTAAACTTCAGGGACGTGTCTCAGGCCTTGTCCGACTACCCAACTACAGTTGGGCTCGTGCTATGGCCGAAGGATACGCCGAGGTGATGTGGGCTTATTACCCACTCGTCAGATCTTTTGACACTCTTTTAACTGGTCTTACTAATCAGTCGTATAAGAGACGCCCGGGAGCAGTTCAGGTGGCTTACGCCAGTAAGTCTGCGTCCAAACTCGTAAATGAACCGTCTCTGAAGAAGTCTTTCGGGACGGGCAGATACGATGAGTACAGGCATTATCACGCTTGTGCTTATAAGACAAGGGCTTACGTCATTTATCGGGTTCTCAACCCGCTCGATGACTGGCGCCAGGAGTTTGGTTTACGGACAAAAGATATACCTGAGGGACTTTGGAAAATCGTCCCTTGGAGCTTCATGGTCGACAAGGTCATCAACGTTAGTGCCAGCATTAGGGGCATGATGGCTCTGTCCGATCCGTCCATCGAAATCTTGGACGGGGGGTACAGTGAAAACTTGACGGAATTCGAAACTTGGAAATTCTTGACCCAAGTCGATCCTCCGTACGTCTCTAACGTGTCTGCTGACACATGGGAGCGAAACAAGACTGTATACTCTCGGACACCGTGGAAACCTTCTGTCTTGGATGCTATGCCAGCCGATGGAGAATGGCTGGGACTCATCAAAGACGCCCGTTCAATTACTGACACTTTGGCGGCTTCGCTGCTTATTTTCGGTGTTGGTCCCAACAAGAGAAATACATCATGGCAATAAATGCCGCTATTATCAAGACCTCTATAACTCTCGCTGCGTCAGGTGGATTTGATTTGACGTTAACCGAGATTGGCTCTGCGAAACTGGGTTTCAATAAGTTCGCACCCACCACCGATACTACGGAGGTTTCTCGCCGTACGTTCGAATTTTCTTCTGTCGCCGCTCCAGTTGCTGGTGGTACCAACACTGGTTACGGAAAAGCGCGAAGAAAAGTGACTGTCAAGATCCCTCGGGATACTGGCGGCGGTGTGTACGAACATGAAATATG